CAGCTTGCGTCCAGCATCGACGCGGATGTCGCCAGCTCCTATCAGAGCATCTACAGCACGGTTGGCACCGCCGGCACCACCCCGGCTACCTCGCTCGTTCTGTTGCAAGCTCAACAGAAGCTGAACGAATACGCCTCTCCGATGGGCAACCGCTATGCCACCGTCAACCCGGCTGCCAACGCCGGGCTCGTCGAAGGCATGAAGGGCTTCTTCAACCCGACCGACACCATCAGCCGCCAGTTCAAGCAAGGCATGATGGGCACGGGCGTTCTGGGCTATGACGAAATTAATATGTCGCAGTCCATCCGTCAGTTCACCACCGGCTCGCGCTCTCTGACGGACACGATTCTCGTCAACGGCGCTGTCTCGACCCAAGGCCAAGCTACCATCAGCCTTGACGGCGGCACTGGTTCGGCGACAGTTCTGGTCGGCGATGTGTTCACCGTCGCGGGCGTGTACTCGGTCAACCCGCAAACCCGCGAAAGCACTGGTTCGCTCCAGCAATTTGTCGTCACCGCGGCCACCACGGCTTCGAGCGGCGCCTGGACGAGCATCGCGGTCCAACCGGCGATGTACACTTCGGGCAACGCCCTGGCCACCATCAATGCGTTTCCCGCCGACAACGCGGTGGTTACGTTCATTGGTACGGCCTCGACTGCCTACCCGCAAAACCTGGTGTACCAAAAGGACGCCATCACGTTCGCCACCGCCGACCTCCTGCTCCCGCAGGGCGTCGATATGGCGTCGCGTCAGGTCCACAACGGCATCTCGCTCCGCGTTGTTCGTCAGTACGACATCAACAACGACCGTATGCCCTGCCGGATTGACGTTCTGTATGGCTTCAGTGTGATCCGCCCGCAAATGGCCGTTCGGATTTGGGGTTAATCTTAGCTGGCCCCCGGTTCGCCGGGGGCCACCTTTAATCAGAAGGACTAAAACATCATGGCACTTTCGAACGGTTCTGGCGGTTATCAGGTTGGCGACGGCAATCTTAACGCGCCTGTTTTCAGCACTCTTACCGTCCCCACGGCCTACACTGCCACGGCTACTCTCACCACGGCTGACCTCGCGTCTGGCCTGGTCATCTACACCTCGGCCAGCACGGGTAACATGACCTTGCCGACCGCGGCTCTCACTGACGCTGCCTTCAGCAGCGCCAAGACGGGTAGCTCGTTTGACGTAGCCCTCGTCGCTACCTCAACCGGCGTCCCCACGATTGTGGTCGGCACCGGCTGGACGCTTGCCAGCACCTCCGGTGCGGGCGTGGCTTCCAAGAGCGTCCTGTTCCGCGCTGTCAAGACCGGCGACGCTGCGTACTCCCTGTACCGCATCGCGGGTTAACGTCTATCGCCCCGGCCCGTAACGCCGGGGCGATTTTTTCTGGAGGACAGCTATGGCCACCACGGCTGGCGATCAGATCAACGGGGCTTTACGGCTGATCGGTATGCTGGCCGAGGGCGAAACGCCGTCCGCTGCTACGTCTCAAGACGCGCTGGCGGCGCTCAACCAGATGGTTGATTCCTGGAACACCGAACGCCTAGCGGTGTTTTCGACGCAGGATCAGGTATTCACTTGGCCCGCCAACACCATCAGTCGGACGCTCGGCCCCACCGGGGACTTCGTAGGCAACCGACCCGTCCTGCTGGACGACAGCACCTATTTTTTCGACGCATCCAACGGCATCTCATTCGGCATCAAGATCGTCAACCAGCAGCAGTACAACGGTATCGCCGTCAAGACTGTGACCAGCACTTATCCGCAGGTCATCTGGGTCAACATGACCTACCCCGACATTGAGATGTATGTCTATCCGGTGGCGACAAAGGCGCTGGAGTGGCACTTCATTTCCGTAGAAGAACTTACCCAGCCGGCTACACTGGCTACCTCTCTGGCCTTTCCGCCAGGCTATCTGCGGGCGTTCCGCTTTAACCTGGCCTGCGAGATCGCGGCTGAGTTCGGCGTAGAGCCCTCGCGTCAGGTGTCGCGGATCGCCATGTCGGCCAAGCGCGACATCAAGCGCATCAACAACCCCGACGACATCATGTCGCTGCCCTACAGCCTCGTCGGCACCCGCCAGCGGTTCAACATCTTCGCCGGAAATTTCTAATGAAGACGCCGATTCTCGGCTCGTCCTATGTGACCCGCAGCGTTAACGCCGCGGACAACCGCATGGTGAACCTGTTTCCCGAAATCATCCCCGAAGGCGGCAAGGAGCCTGCGTTCCTGAACCGGGCGCCGGGGCTGAAGTTCTTGCAGACGGTAGGCACCGGCCCGATCCGGGGCCTGTGGGCGCACCAGACAAACGGCGCGGACTTCTACGTCGTTTCAGGCTTAGAGGTCTATAAGCTGTCCAGCACGTTAGCCACGCCTACTCTGCTGGGCGCAGTGACGGGCACCGGGCCGGTGTCCATCGCCGACAACGGAACGCAGATCTTCTTTGCCTGCAATCCTGACGGCTTTATCTACAACGAGTCCACAAACACCTTTGCCCAGATCACCGACCCGGACTTCCCCGGCGCGGTGACCGTTGGTTATCTCGACGGCTATTTCGTGTTCAATGAACCCGACAGCCAAAAGATCTGGGTGACTACCCTTCTGGACGGCACCGACATTGACCCGCTCGACTTTGCCAGTGCCGAAGGCTCGCCTGACGGCGTGGTGGCGCTCATAGTTGACCACCGCGAAGCATGGGTGTTCGGCACTGATTCAGTCGAGGTCTGGTACGACGCCGGCCTCGCCGACTTCCCGCTTCAGCGTATCCAAGGCGCGTTTAACGAGATCGGCTGCGTGGCGCCGTATTCGGTCGCCAAGCTGGACAACGGCGTCTTCTGGCTCGGCGCCGACGCGCGCGGCCAAGGCATCGTCTACCGCACCAATGGCTACACGGGCACCCGCATATCAACCCACGCCGTCGAGTGGCAAATCCAGCAATACGCGTCAATGTCAGACGCAGTGGGCTACACCTACCAGCAGGACGGCCACGCCTTCTACGTCCTGAACTTCCCCACGGCTAACATCACTTGGGTTTACGATGTGGCGACGCAGGCGTGGCACGAGCGCGCCGGGCTTGTGTCTGGGGCCTTCACACGGCAGCGCGCTAACAACCAATGCAACTTCCTCGGCACAATCGTTGTCGGCGACTTTGAAAACGGCAACATCTACGCTCTCGACCTGACCACCTACGCAGACAATAGCGACCCGCAGAAGTGGCTGCGGTCGTGGCGGGCGCTGCCGACCGGCCAGAACGATCTGAAGCGCACGGCGCACCACACGCTGCAACTCGACTGCGAGACGGGTGTGGGCCTGGTGACCGGCCAGGGTAGCGATCCGCAAGTCATGATGCGCTGGTCTGACGACGGCGGGCACACCTGGTCGAACGAGTACTGGCGCTCTATGGGTGCGATTGGCGCGTCATCCTGGCGCACCTACTGGCGCCGGCTAGGCATGACGGTCAAGCTGCGCGACCGCGTGTACGAGGTGTCAGGCACCGATCCGGTCAAGATTGCCATTGTGGGCGCCGAACTGACCCTGAGCGGCACTAATGGTTAAGAACATCACTAACATCCCCGCGCCACGGGTCGAGCTATCCGACCCGCGCACGGGCGTGATGTCGCGTGAATGGTACCGATTCTTCTACAACCTGTTCAACCTGTCCGGCGCGGGGTCTAACATCGCGTCGCTGTCCGACCTCCAGGTCGGCCCGCCGGCCACCTCCGACGCCGAGATGAGCAACTTGGCCGCGCACATACACGGGCTGGAAGTCGCGCCGCCCGTAACGCCGCCGCGCGATCTGCACTACGGCGCGTTTTCTGACAGCACCACTCAAACGGCGGCGAGTATCAACACGGCCTACGCCCTGACGTTTAACACCACGCAGTTGTCGGCGGGCGTAGTCGTAGGCACGACCACTTCGCAAATTAAAATCTACAACACCGGGGTGTATAACTTCCAATTTTCGGCACAGCTTACAAAAACTACCGCGAACCTAGCGTATGCCTACATCTGGTACCGCATCAACGGCACAGATGTCGCCAACAGTGCTACTCGTATCGCGCTCGCCGGTAGCTCGTCGGACACCGTACCGGCGTGGAACTTCGTGGCGCAAGTTAGCTCTGGCGACTATTTCCAGCTCATGTGGGCAGTATCCAACACTGGCATCCAAGTTCGCGCGGCGGCGGCGGCGGCGTTCTATCCTGCAATTCCCTCCGTCATTTTGACCGTAACCGAAGTTACGCTATAAGGATGCATCATGCCCGCAGTTCTTACGCCTTCGCCAAAGATGCAGTTCCTGGACGCCAACGGCAGTCCGTTGGTCGGCGGCAAGCTGTACACCTACACCGCTGGCACCACTACGCCGCTGGCGTCGTACACCACGGCGGCTGCGGGCACCGCGAACACTAACCCGGTCATCCTGGACTCGCGCGGCGAGGCTAACGTCTGGCTGACCTCGGGCACCTCCTACAAGCTCAAGCTGGCGTCTTCGACAGATGTCGAGCAGTGGACGGTGGACAACATCGCCAGCACCGGCACGATGGCGACCCAGAACGCTGGCGCCGTAGCCATCACGGGCGGCACCATCGCGGGCGTCGCCATCACATCCAGCACGTTCAGCGGCACGGCGACCAACGTCACCGGCACGGTTGCCATCGCCAACGGCGGCACGGGCGCCATAACCGCCGCCGCCGCGCGCACCGCCCTCAGTGCGGCTGCGTCGGGCGCGAACACGGACATCACGTCGCTGGCCGCAGCGACGACGATCAACAGCGAGACTATCGGTTACCGAGATCTGCCTACGCTGACCAAGACGGCATCCTACACGCTGGCGAGCGCAGACGCAGGCAAGCTCGTGTCGATCACGACCGGCGGCGTCGTGATCCCGGCCAACGGCACTGACCCGGTCCCCACGGGCGCGGCCATCTCAATCTACAACAACAGCGCCTCCAGCCAGACGATTTCCATTACGACTGACACCCTGCGCCAAGCCGGGACGGCCAACACCGGGTCACGCACCCTGGCCCTGTACGGCGTCGCCACCGTGCTGAAGGTGTCCAGCACCGTCTGGACTATCTCTGGCGCGGGCGTCACCTAGTGTCAGGCATCATGCTCTCGTTTGTGGGCGGCGCCGCCGTTGGCGGCGGCGGGGGCGGCGCGACTATTACGCTACAGGACTTGGTGCTTGACGACCTGCTTGGTGCTGGCGATTGCGGCTACGAGATGCTTAACAGCGGCGTCGCGCGAGGCACCGAAATTTCAGATTTTGACTGGTGTTCCCCCGGCGCCGCAGCGGGTAACTACGAAGTCTACGTCTCGCAAGTGTCTGAGATTGGCTCTCCTACCCTCACCGGCAGCGCGCTCGATACCTGGCTGGTGCTGTCCAGTTCGCGAACGTGGACGATAACTTCAATGGGGTACATAAGTTTTGCCGTTGCCGTGCGCGACACCGCGACGCAAACGACGCAAGCGACGTGCAACCTGTCCTTAAATGTTCCGTAGGATCAACACATGACCGTCACCGTTGCAGTCCTAGTCCCGGCCAAGTCGGCAGAAAACGCCCAGACCACGCAATACACCGCGGCTAATGTCACGGCCATCATCGACAAGTTCACGGCCACGAACTACAGCGCGGCTGCGGCCACGATCAGCGTCAATCTGGTCAACCCCAGCAGCGTTGCGGGCGCGTCCAATTTGGTCGTCAAGACCAAGACGCTTCAGCCTGCCGAGACGTATATCTTCCCCGAAATTGTCGGGCAGGTATTGGCGTCTGGTGGCTTTATTTCCACGCTCGCCAGCGCAACCCTGTCGATCAACATCCGCGCCAGCGGACGCGAGGTGACCTGATGCTGGAGCGTTGCCGCGATGCAGATCGTATCAACGCCGTGGTTAACCACGCCTCCGTGCGCCCCTTTGTTGGCGACGGTACGCGATACCTAGACAGCGCGGATCTGCTGTCTGACCCGGATAAAAACATCTTCCTGATGGGCGAACACGGCGGATTCGCCTTGATCGAGACGGAACCAAAGGTCCACGAGATACACACTTTTATCTTGCCGGAAGGCCGTGGTTCTTGGGCGCGCGCTGCGGCTCAAGAACTAATTGATTTTGCCGTGCAAAACGGCGACATTAAGGTGTGGACGCAAGTCCCCGCAGGCCAGAAGAATGTGGAGCTTTACACGCGCCGCGCAGGGCTTCGACCGACTGGAGAGTTAACGACGGTGTTCGACAAGCCATACAAAGTCTTTAGCCTGGAGTTGACCCCGTGCCCATAGCCGCTGCCCTACCCGCTCTTTTCACCGCCGGAAACATCGCCGCAGTAGGCTCTGCCGCAATCGGTGCGGGCGCGAGCATTTACGGCGCTAGAAAAGCCGCCGGCGCGCAACGCCGCGCGGCTAAACAAGCCGCCGTGACAGCTAAAGACACGCTGGCTAGCCAGACCGCGATCCAGGCCCCGTACACAACGGCGGGCACTGCGGGTGTAAACGAGCTTGGGCGGCAACTGGGCGTGATGGGCGACGCAGGATCGGCGGGCTACGGCTCGCTGGCGACGCCGTTCAGCGCCACGGACTTCACCGCCGACCCCGGCTACGGCTTCCGCCTGGCCGAAGGCCAGAAGGCTCTTGAGCGGTCGGCAGCGGCGCGGGGCAACCTGCTGTCCGGCGCCACCATGAAGGGCACGCTCAACTACGGGCAGGGGCTGGCGTCGCAAGAGTACCAGAACGCCTTCAACCGCTACACCGCCGAACGCGACGCTCGCTACGGCAAGCTGCTGGGCTATACCAATATCGGAGCCAACGCCGCCAACACGATGACGGGCGCCACGGGGGTTGCCGGCGGAAACATCGCTAACATGCAGCAGGCCGGGGGCGAGGCCACGGCGTCGGGCTACGTCGGGGCCACGAACGCTATCAATAGCGGCATCGGCAATGTCAGCAGCTATTTCCAGAACAAGCCGCTGAACGACATGTTGGCCAACTACTATAAAAACCAAATGGGCAGCGCCTTTGGCTCTGGGTCTGGCGTGGGCACGGGCAGCGGTGGGAATTAAGTCATGGCCGATAACACCATAGCCCTTGGCATCCGCCCGCCCGCGCTGCCCGACTACAACGCGCTCACCATGCAGCGCGCCAACATGATGCAAGGCTTTGCCGAGCAGGACGCGGCGCGTCAGCAGACGGCCAATGCCATGCTGCGTCAGCAGTCCCAGGACGCGCGTCAGGCCCAACAGGATCAGATTGCGGCGCAGGACCGCCAGATGCGGACGGACACTGACGCCCGAAAGCTGCAAGAGACACAAGCCGCTGCTCAACAAACGCGGGCCAAGACCCAGATCCTCGACGGCGCGCGGTCGCTGCTTTACACGCCCCCCGAACAACGGGTGGCGCGGTTCAATGCGGAAATCGCACCTATGCTGCGGGAGATGAACATACCGGAGGAAGTCATCGCCTCAGCAGCGGCGGATGACGTGCTTTCGGATATGGAGATCAACCAGTTTATTACCCGCTTTGGCGGCGAGGCGGTCCAGCCGCAGATCATTACGCTGGGCAACCGCGCGTATTCAAAAGACCCGGTCACAGGTGAACTTAAAGAAGTGGTGGGCGCACCGCCGCCCCAACCAGATGCATCTGCTTACCAAATAATCGAAACCAGCGAGGGTATGGCGCGCGTCAATAAGCTGACGGGTGAAACCACATATTTGCGTAGGGAAGCGCCCGGCGTGCCCGGCGTGCCCAACGCTCGTGCTGCGGTGCCCGGCGCTTTTGGCGCGGCTATAGACCAAGCGGTAAGCGCGGCCATCCCCGGCGCGCGTGTGTCTAGCGGTGCCCGCACGCCAGCGCAGAACGTCGCCGCCAACGGCGTACCTAACAGTTTCCACGGGTCCGACAACGCTAGGGACTACGACAGCTTCCCCGGCATGACTTTGGCGCAAGGCGCTGCGGCCCTGAAACAAATCCTAGAGCCGCAAGGCTTCCAGGTTATCTTCGGCGGGCCGGATCACAGGGATCACGTCCATGTCGAACCGGGGCCGTCGCTGGCTACGTCCCGCGCCCCTGCGGCGGCGGGCGCTCCCGCTCCGGCTGGCGCGCCTGTAATGCCTTACGTTCCGCCAAGATTGCCAACCGAAACCGAAAATGCAAAAGCAGCCGCGAAGGTCACAGCGCGCGCGAACTTTACTGCGCTGCTAAACGACATCAGAGGCGCGTACGAAGAGCTAGACCGGATGAAGGCCATCGGCAGTTCCCAACGCGGTACTGGGGGTCGAAACGTCATAGCTGGCGTGGGCGCGTCTGCCCCCGGTCAAATCGCAGGAAGAGTTTTTGCGACGAAAGCGCAATCGCAACGCAACAGGATTAACAACGCACGGACACGTTTGGTTAATTTGCTTGTTCAGACAGAAAATACCGGCGCACGGTCTTTGGACTCAAACATCGAGCTGAAAAACGCGCTAGAAAGTCTGGGTTCTCCCGGCCAAGACGTAGAAGCTGTTTTCGCGACTTTGGACAACCTCGGCACTATGTACGCAAACACAGACGAAGATTCTGCCAGTGGCGGCGCCGCGCCTGCTGCGCCGGGCCGTGGGGGCGGGGCTGGCGGCGCTCCTCCCCCGCCAGCGGCTATTGCGGATCTTCGCCGTAACCCTGGATCTGCCAAACAATTCGATGAAATATTTGGTGCTGGCGCTGCGGCCAAAGCGTTAGGGAGGTAATTGTGGCCGATAATCCCTACGCCAAATACGCCACGCCTTCTGCGCCCGACAACCCTTACGCCAAGTACCTCCCACCTACGGCAGCGCCTAGCGCACGCCCTATGTTGCCGGGGGCAGGTCAGTATACTGGTCTGGACGCCGTAGTGATGGCGCCGTTCAGTGGGCCTAAGATGCAGGCTTTCCAGGCTGGTATAGGAGAAGGGCTCGGTAGTTTGCTGGCCCTAGGCGGAAACATTGTTGGGGGCGGTGTTGGTCTAGTCAACCGTTCGGCGGGGGACGACATAAATAGCTTTGTTCAGTCCTACAGAAACGCGCTGGCCGCAGAAACGCAGCGGGTCATGGCAGGTCGTCCCGTTTCTAGTCTGGCCGGGCAAGCAATAACATACGCCATTCCTGGTACCGTTATGGCTAAGGGTGTTGGCGGCGCGGCTAAGGTCGCGAGCGGCACGGCTAGGGCCGCGGGCGCTCCCCGCGCGGCCACCGCCATAGAGCGCGCCGCTGCGCCCGTCGTGACCGGACTTAAGCTGGGCGGCTTCGGGACGGGCATGATCCCGACCAGGGCGGCTATCGCCGCCGGGACGGCCGCAGCGCCTAAAGCCGCGACGCGCCTTGCGGATCTCGCCGTGCGCGGCGGGACTGGCGCGGCCACGGGCGCGGTCGGAGCCGCAGCGGTCAACCCGGAGGATATGGCTACGGGCGCCATCTTCGGCGCGCTCATCCCGACTGCGGGCGCTAAGGCGGCGAACATCGTCGGCAACACCCTGCTAAACACTTACGACCTCGTTAAAGGCACGGCGGGCGGCGCGCGCGCGGCGGAACTGTTCCGGCAAGCTGCGGGCGCGGATCTGGCCGAAGTCATACGCGTTCTGCGGGATGCGCCTGACGGCGTCACAGTCCGCCAGGCGCTTGAAGACGCGAAGCTGTCGTCAGCGAACATAGACGCCATCATGGCGTTGGGCGAGACGGTAGAAAAAGGCGCCGGCGCTCCCGTCTTTGGGCGTCTGGCCGAAGGCCAGAACGCCGCCCGCGAGAACGTGCTGGCGACCGCCGCCGGCGGCAACACAGCTACTGCGGCGCGCACAGCAGCCGAAGCCAACAGTTCCAATCTTAACGCCATGACACGGCTTGAGCGGGAGCAGGCGTTGAGCCAAGCTAACCTAGGCCAGCAAATCCCGCCGCTTGAGGCTAAGGCAACGCGCCAGAGAAGGTCACAAGCCCGAAACGAAGACATTACGGCTGTCGCCGAACCGCTCGCAGAGCGCACGATTAACGACCGGGGAGTTGCGGGTCGCGTCTCTGAACAATATAGCGACGAGGCGCTGTACCGTAGGCTAGAGCGCCCTGAAGTTCCCCTAGAGGTTCTCAACCAACTGGGAGCTAAGGCCGGGCTCGCGCAGCAGGGGCGGGACCGCGCGACCGCCGCAGGCGTTGCGGCAGGCAAAGCCGCGCGCACGACGGAAAGCAAGATTGCGGAGCTAAGGGCTGCGGGCATTGAAGTGCTGGATCACAACCCGATTGTTGACCGGCTAACCACCCTGGCTAACAGGCCGGGCGACCGCGCGAACCCCATCCGCAAGGGCACCCTTACGAGCCTTGGG